TTAATGCGATTCACAATAACTTGCTCCATGTCCAGCCTTGGACGTCCGGCCACCTGGAGATCCTGCACTATCGGTATAGCGACTTGATAAACATTCCAACCGGCCTTGACGCACCGAGGACTTGCGGACAGTTCAAGTTCGGTTAGCTGTCGTCGAACGCGCTCGACAAGAGGGGTCAATCTCTCCGCCATCTCCTCGTCTTTCTTGCCGCGAGCAAGAGTGACGTCGTCGATCTTCAACATGAACTCAGGCTGCGTCGACGAATCAGAATCAGCCTCGGGCACCTTTTTAGCTTGGAAATATTTTTCGTGCCACAACGCCTCGATTTTCCCGATCGTGTCGAGGAATGAAATCATGGTTTTTCGAGCTTCGTCGCGTCGCCATTGCTGCACCTGCCCATCTCGCGTCAGTCGATTGGACAACAGAACATTCAGCAAGCTGAAAATTGCCGCCGCCGCAGCGGCAAAGGCCGTGATTACGTCCGTCACAGAGGTGATTGTTCCTGATGGGTCTTCCGGGAGGCAGGTGAGTCGTGCTCGGCGACGAGCTGTCCCTGGTGGATCGGCAGTGGCTCACGCGGTTGACGAACGCGCACAACTACGAGGTGCCCGAGTTGTGGCGGTTGCTGAACTACTACGAGGGCCAGCAGCCACTGTCCTACATGCACCCCGAACTACTGGCCACAATGGATGATCGAGTGCGCCAGTTGGTGATCAACTGGCCACGCCAGGTGGTCGACGCGCTGGAGGAGCGCATCGACCTGGACGGGTTCCGGCTCGGTGGGCAGTCGGCCATCGACGAGGACCTGGACCACATCTGGCAGTACAACGACCTGGACGCCGGCTACCAGCAGGCCCACGTGACCTCGATGGTGGGCAAGCGGGCGTATGTGATCGTGGGCGCCAACCCCAACCCGGCCGACGCCGACTTTCCGATCATCACAGTGGAGTCGCCGCTGGAGGTGCACGCCGAGCTGGACCCGGCCACCCGCCAGGTGGTCGCCGCCCGCAAGGCGTGGACCGACCGGCAACTGGACGACACGATCCGCTACTTCCAGACCCTCTACCTCCCCGACGTCACCGTCACCTACGCCGCCGATGGCACCGGGTGGCGCGAGATCACCCGCGACGAACACGGCCTGGGCGAGGTGCCCGTGGTGCCGATCGTCAACCGCCCCCAGCTCTGGGCACCGCTGGGCACGAGCGAGCTGACCGACGTGATCCCGCTGTCCGACGCCGCTTGCAAGATCGCCACCGACATGATGGTCAGCGCCGAATTCCACGCGATGCCAAGAAGATGGGCGCTGGGATTCGACGAGGACGACTTCACCGACGCGCAGGGCAACAAGGTCAGCCCGTGGCAGACCATCGCCGGCAAGATCTGGTCCACCATCAAGAACAAGAAGGACGACGGGGTCGAGGTCGGCCAGTTCCCCGAAGCCGACCTGCGCAACTTCCACGAGACGCTCCGGGCGCTCGCGGTGATGGTGTCCACCGTGTCCGGTCAGCCCCTGCACAATCTCGGCTACTCCAGCGACAACCCGGCCAGCGCGGACGGTATCCGCGCTGCCGAGGCCCGGCACGTGAAACGAGCCGAACGCCGGATTCGCGGGTTCGAGCAAGCCTGGGAACGGGTCATGCGCCTCGCGCTGCTGGTGCGCGACGGCGAGGTGCCGCGCTCGTCGCGGTGGATGGAAACCGTGTGGGCCGACCCCGCCACCCCGACGTTCGCGCAGAAGGCCGACGCCGTGGTCAAGCTCTACCAGGCCGACCGCTTGGTGCCGCGCCGGATGGCTCGCCGCACGCTCGGGTTCACCGGCCCGCAGATCGCGGACATGGAAGCCGAAGACCGCGAAGCCGCCGCACAGGCCCAACGGCAGACCCCGCCGCAGCCAGCCCCGACCCAGCCCGAACCGACCCAGCCAGGCGCGCCCGCGACCACGGGTGAGCCGGTCCAGCCCGAGTCGGCCGCAGCACGGGCCGCCGCCTGATCCACCGCACAGCCCCGCGCCGCACGGCACCCGGGGCTGTGTGCCACTCCGCGCCGCACGGCGCATTCACCCATCCACAACCCGGATGCCGCACGGCGTCTGGCGATCCCGCACGGGAGCACACCCATGACCAATCCCATCGACGACGCCAACACCGGCCCCACCGACCAGACCGCGCCGGCTCCGGCCGAACCCGGTGCGCAGCCACCCGCGACCGACCCGCAGCCCCAGCCTGAGGAGTCCACACCGGACTACAAGGCGCTCTACGAGCAGCTTCAGGGGCAGGCCCGCAAGTGGGAGACCCGCGCCAAGACCAACGCGGACAAGGCCAAGAAGTGGGACCAGACCGAGGCCGCGAACCGGACCGAGGCCGAGCAGGCCGCCGACCGGGCGAGCCAGGCTGAGGCCCGCGCGCAGGCCGCGATCACCGCTGCGGTCAACGCGGAGATCCGCGCTGCTGCTCGCGGGTGGGCCAGCCCCGCCGACGCTCCCCGCTATCTCGACGACAAGACCAAGTACGTCGGCGAGGACGGCGAGGTCGACACCGCGGCTATCGCCGAGGATGTGGCGGCGGTGCTCACCGAGCGCCCGCACCTCGCCGTGTCCACATCGGACAAGCGGCGGGGGCCGAGCCCGGACCCGGCCCAGGGGGCACGCGGGACCGCGACGGTTGCCGAGCAGATCCGCGACGCGGAGAAGCGCGGGGATCACCGCGAGGCGCTGCGGCTCAAGACCGCGAACATGCTCGGCGGCAAGCGCTGACCCGCGCGGCATGGATGGTTGTTTGGCGTCGTCTCTAGTTCCTGAGGAGACGCGATGCCCGGCATTACCGGGATGATCACCAGCTTCAACACCCCCAACTACGTGGGCGAATTGTTCGGCCTGACGCCGACCGACACGCCCCTGCTCTCCGCGATCGGAGGGTTGACGGGAGGCCAGTCGACCGATTCGACGATCTTCACCTGGCAGACCTATGACCTGCGCGCGCCCGACGCCGCCCGGCAGCGCCTGGAGGGCGCGGACGCGCCGCCGCCCGAGGCCCGCACGCGGCTCAACGCGTTCAACGTGGTGGAGATCCACCAGGAGGCGCTGTCCATCTCCTACACCCGCCAGGCCGCCACCGGCCAGTTCGCCGCCACCGGCTCAGCGGTACCCACCTCAGCAGGGGTGACCGGCACGAACCCGGTCGGCGACGAGCTGACCTGGCAGTCCCAGCGGGCGCTGGAGCAGATCGCCCGCGACATCGAGCAGACGTTCATCTCCGGCACCTACGCCCAGCCGGTCGACAACGCCACCCCGCGCCGGACCCGGGGCCTGTTGCAGGCCATCGCCACCAACGTGATCACCAACACCAACCCGGCCGCGCTCACTGAGGCCATGATCCTGGACCTGTTGCAGATGGTGTGGACCAACGGCGGGATCACCGTCTCCGAGACCGCCACGCTGATCTGCGGTGCGGTGCAGAAGCGCAAGCTGACCAAGATCTTCATCACCGACAAGGGCTACGAGGAACGCACCCGCAACGTCGCCGGGGTCAACCTCCAGACCATCGAGTGCGACTTCGGCCGGTTGAACATCATGCTCAACCGCTACATGCCCGCCGACCAGATCGCGGTCTCCTCCCTGGACGAGCTGGCACCGGTGTTCCTGCGCGTCCCCGGCCGAGGGTTCCTGTTCGCCGAACCGCTGGCCAAGACCGGCGCGTCGGACAAGTTCCAGATCTACGGCGAGGTCGGCTTGCGCTACGGCAACGAACGCTCCCACGGCAAGATCACCAACCTCACCACCACCCCCTGATCGGAGAGCACTCCATGAAGTTTGTCTGCGAGACGCATCCCGAGCTGTGGATCCACGACATCGGCGTGAGGTTCGAGGACGGTCAGGTCGACGTCACCGACCAGAAGACCATCGCCGCCCTACGCAAGCTCCCCGCCGAACTGGGAGTCCGCGAGGCCGGGAAGTCCGAACAGGACTGACCATGGTGGCGCCGATCCTGTTCACCGCGGCCACGCTCACCGCACTGTCCGGGCGAGCGGTCACCGACGAGCAGGCCGCCGCGATCCACGCCTGGGTGGTCACGGTGCTGGAAGGCGAGATCGGTGTCCTGTCCGACCCTGCCCCGCCCGGTGTGACCGGAGTGGCCGTCGAACTCGGCGTCGACGCCGTACCGGCCCCAGGCGGGGCGGCGTCGACCAGCCTCGGCTCGTTCTCGACGACCTACACCGCCGGCACGGCCGGTGCCGCGCTCACCCGCGAGCAGCGGCACCGGCTGCGCCGGGCGGTCGGCAAGGACCGTCCGTTCAGCATCGACACCACCGCATCAAGCTGACGCCGCCGATCGCTCGACCTTCGACGGGTCTTAATCGCGATCCTGTTCAGTTGGTCGACGCGTCGGTTCCTCATTGCGGAAGCTTGAGGTATCCCCAGGAAATTTCTTTGACAACGCACGAATGGCTGTGCTGATTCCTTTGAGCGCCTGTTCGATGGTCTTCAAGCGTTCGCTGTAGTGGCGCGAATTGTATGATGCGTAAGTGCGATTGCGGAATATATCTACGTCCAACGGATACGTGTCGGTATAACGTGCGCCGTCGGTGGCGTCATACTCGATTCTCACGGTGACCTGATCGGGAAGCTCCTCGGCATTCTTCAACCCACTGCCATCGGCGCTTGGCTGACCAGTGAAGTATATGTTGTCTAGCTCCATCCCCGGCGTCAGGACTGGAATCGGCTTCTCGTAGCGGGCTTTCAAGAAGGGGGCAAGACTCGTTTCCGCCTGCTCAGGACTGGGATCTGGCAGTGGCGGATCGAACGTTATGACAACATTCCTCGCTACCGTGGGCCCATAGTTTCGAATGATCAACAGCAATGATCGATCACTAAGTGGGGGTTCTCGGAGTTCGGCGGTTACCATCGGCCTGCTACGCGCCTGACCCTCTAATTCGGCGCGCTTCAAAGTTCGATTCCCGTTACGCACAGACCATGCGGCCGCAACAGAGCTAATCACTGCCGCACTCGCAGCCACCCACGCCGGCTCCATGCGGCCCCCTCGACTCGCCACTACATGACCAGCGAGAACGATACCTGACCGTCCACAATCATCCGAGGTGACACGCTTATGCAACTCCTGGCGACGCTACTGCCACACGTCGTCACAGTGCGCCGCCACGAGGGCACCGGCCCGTACGGCGAGGTGTTCGGTGACCCCGTCATGCACCAAGCTCTCGTTGAGGACCGGCGCCGCCTTGTCCTGGCAGCCGGCGGCGAGGAAGTAACCAGCGAGACCACCGTCTACACCGGCCCGGACGCGGCGGTACCGGTCGGCTCGCAGGTCACCGTCTGGCCCGACACTCCGCATGAGCGCACCGCCCGCGTGATCACCACCAGCCGGTACGAGCATCCCGGGTCGTGGTCACACCTGGAGATCGCTCTCACCTGACGAACACGGAGACCCGCATGGCCATGAACATTCGCGTCGACTGGCACGGCGACGCCGTTGCCCGGCGGGCTCGGCGCGGTGCCGACCGGGGCGTGGAAGCCGGCGCAGAACACGTCCGGGACGTGTCCGTAGCGCGGGCACCGGGGCGAACCGGTGCCCTGCGTGCCAGCGCCCGCGCTGTTCACGAACCGGGCTCGGGTACCGCGGCGGTGACATTCGACGCGGA